CCAAGAACTTTCTTATTCATTTTTTTACTCTTCAAAGACTTTGCAAATGCAGATTTGATCTGACTCTTACTTGCATCATCGGAAACTTCAAACTCTGCATCATTGGAAAGAGCAGAACCAGAAAGTCCAAAGTATACATGATATCCAGATTTTTTGATTGCAAAAGATTTGTTTTTCTTCCAATCATTCGTAATTTCAGTATATTCTTTATTCTCCCGATAATAACCAGAAGAATAATCTGTAGTTTCATAATAACGACGAATGAAACTATTTGCATCCCTACCTTCAAGGACCCGAATACCGATAAAATTTACATCAGTAAACCGATCACGAAGATTACGAAGAAGAACATCAGTAAAACTAGAAAAATCTGCTTCCAACTTATAAGTAGAACCAATTTTACGATCACGAAGAATAGTGTTCAATCCAATAGAATTCAGTCCAATATATACTTCTTCAGTGTCATAATTGAAACGACCTTTGAACTCTTTATGAAACTTCAAAGGAGAAGCTTCACCATCGGTCAAAACCACACACTGAACTTTCTGGAGTTTATTTTCCCGTTGGAACTGAGGAAGAATTTGATGAAGAGCTACCAAAGTTTCATTCAAAGGAGTCCCAGAAAGAGAAAGACGATACGGATGAGTATACTCAGGTGCATCATTATAAGAATACTTGAACTCTTTCGCCAACCTAAAGATATTAATCATCTGTTCTTCAAGAACACGATTGTTCACTTTACTGGTAAACAAGTTCATGAGTGAGAAGCTTTCATCCACATAGACCAATCCATGTTTCTTTTGATAATGAGGTTCAATAGATTTTGGACGATGATTTTCATCATAGTCATAACGACGCCACTCATTGGTGAAAGCATAAACCTCAAAAGGAATTGTAACTTTCTTACAAAACCACATCAGGTTATAGAGTTGTTTGAGAGTATCCATCATTACTTGAGACATAGAACCAGACCAGTCTAGAACAAACACCAGACCGTGATTCTTACCATTAGCAAGAGTGGTGACTTTCTTAAAGAGATCTTCATTGTACTTGTAAGTATGAAGTTTGGAACAGTCCAGAACACCAGTACGAGCTGTGGTCGCACGAGCATAAGAATCTGCAGCTTTCTTACATTCAAACTCTTTCACCAGATAGTTGACTTCTTTCTGTGCAGAACGCTTGAACTCACGATACTCTTTGTCTACTTTACCGAAAAGATATTCTTTGGGGTCATCATAACCAGAATATTTTGCAATAGTTTTGTCCCACCAATCATTGATTTCTTGATGAACTTCAGAGTTTGAACCAATGACACTACTAAGATTGAGTTTAGGAAGTTCCAAATAAATGTTTTCTGACCCACTCATGTTCACAAGATCACGAAGAGCTTCCTCCAAGTTATCTGCAGTCTTAACTTCAGGTTCGGAAGTTTCTCCACCAAGATTTGAACTCTTATCAGTGGGTAGATCCATTTTATCTTCCGACTGACCCTCAGAGGACGCCTGACCACTCTCTCCGGAGGTTTCCAAGTCATCTTCCTGAGAAGGAGTTTGTTCCTCCAGAGGCGCACTTTCCGATCCACTACCAGGAGTAGATTCCAGACTATCAAAAGAATCAATCTTAGTTTGTTCCTGATCCTTCCGCTTACAATAATCGTAAAGTTTTACCGCAGCTGCAATCGCATCATCAAATGTTTCTGCATCTGCAACCATATTCAGGATCTCAGTTTCTTCACCTCGTTCAATCGGGATCTGCGTGAATCCACCAATCTTAAACCACAGGTTTACACGGTCTGCAAGATTATAGGTAGAGATATCATCATCTTTAATCTGGAAGAAATCATCCTCATGCAGTTCTTTATATCCTGCAAAGAAAGATTTATTCAAACCTGCATAACGACGCTTCATCATTTTCTCAATACGAGCGTCTTCAGTTACATTCACAAATTGTTGAGGAATCGTAAACTTCTTACTCCAATCCTCATTCGGAGTATAGAGAGCATGACCAACTTCATGACCAACAAGCATATCGTATACAGCGTTGGAAGCCTTCTCCCACATGGGAAGAGTCAAGACACGAGTATCCACATTGAAACATGCGGTAGGGACATGTTTATGTTCCACCACAAGGTCTTCCGTTGCAAGAAGACGAGCGAGTTGACCTTTGACTTCGTGATTAACAGGCATGAACTTTGTTTCGTATGCAGCCATAATACGACGAAACCGCCCCATTGGAGCGGTTCATGTGACGCTTTTTGAACTGGGCCAGTCGTGCTTTCGCCTGGCGCAGTGCTTGCGGTTTAAGTTTTCGTTTCTGGGGTTTCCCAGAGTTGTGTTGCCAGTTTGGAGTGGTCATGACACTAGTTTACTGAATCCTTTTACTTTATCAAATTTCATCACCCTGTCAAATTTATCCATGAGATCGTCAGTCTTGTGTGAGATTACGAACACATGAGCATCCTGAATGACATAACGAATAATATTTGTGAAGAAATCTGTTCCTGCACCATCCAAAGAACTATCAAAGATTTCATCTAGGATGAGAAGATTTGTACTGGCCGAGTTTCTAAGTTTGGCAATGTCCCGCCAGGTAAACAAAAGAGAAAGGTCAATACGCATCTTCTCACCTTCACTAAAAGATTCATAACTAAAGTCTTCGTGAACTGGTGACTTGATAACCTCCTTGAACTCTTCATCCAATGTGAAATTGATGTAGAAGTCCATCATCTGTAGATACTTGTTTATCTGCTGATTCATAAGAGGCAGATACTTTTTGATGATCTTGGACTTTACTCCACCATCTTTCATCAATGAATGAGCGAACTCGTAATAACTAACTTGTTCTTTTTCCTTAGATCTTTCTTTTTCTAATGTATCAAGATCCGTTATTAAGTTTTCAAGGGCTTTGCGTTCAGAATTTCGGTTTTGAACTTGTTCGGTAATTTCTTGAATTTCGTTTCGTAGATTTCTGATTTGTCTGTTAAGCCCAGTAATTTTAACATTGTTGTGTGAAATGTCATTGTTGAGTTTGTTAATCTCCGTAGAATAAGATAGAAATTGTTGATCTTTTTCTAGTTCTACATTGATTGCATCCTCCAACTCTCGGTATCCGTCATTGAGTTCTTTGGATTTCTCCTCAATATCTACAATCTTATCTAGGCGAAATTTTTCCTCAATGCTTTGGGTGCAGGTAGGACAAACCGAATTTTCCTGGAAAAACTTATGTTCAGATACTAGTGTTTGTATCTTTTGTTCCAGTTTAGCCTTAATTTGATTGAGTTTTTTCAGAGTTGAGTTAGTACTAGTAAGTTCCTCCAACTTTGGTTGAAGATCTCTTTCAATCGTTACTAAAGTAGATTCATTATCAGTAGTTAATTCATCGATTTCATTCTCAATCGTTTGAATATTATCTTCCTTTCTCTTAATCCGATCCTTTCCACTCTTGTCAAGATCTTTGATGAAGTTTTCTTGCATCTCAATCTTATCCTCAATCATTTCTTTTTTGATTGAAAATTCACGAATCAGTTCATTTGTTCTACGCATTCTCTCTTTGAGGATATTATTCATTGTAGAAAAAATCTTAATATCTAGAAGATCTTCAACAATCTCTCCTCAAGTTTCTTCTGTTGATCTTGGGCTGCAGAATCTTGATTCTGAACGGTTCCATCTATCCAGATCTCAAAAATATTTGGTTTAATACCTCGGATAACCTTATAGTCCTTATTTCCAATCGTAAATTCAATTTCCACAACACAATCCTTCTCATTCACAGAGTTAATGAGTTGAGGTTTATTAATCTTACGGAATGGTTTGTTATACAATACAAAAGTAAGGGCATCCAATATGGTACTCTTGCCAGAACCATTAGTTCCGACAATCAGGTTTGTTTGAGCGTCTTGAAAATTTACTTCAGTAAATTGATTTCCAGTGGAAAGAAAATTACGCCACTTAATCGTTTTGAACAAAATCATATTTTCTGGGAGGAATCACAAAGTCATCGGGGGTTATAATTGCATATCTATAATTATACTCATGGCAAGTCTTTATTGCAAGTTGT